AAACGTCCGTCGGCTGGATCACCTGTCCGGTGAAAGGGCTGGTAAAGCTCATGAATCCCTCACAATCGCCTGACGGTCAGCCACCCTGGTGATGTTCTCTTCCTTCAGGACTTGGATGATGCGGTCATAGTTGCCCTGCCACATTGGCATGCGCTCGTCGTTCTTGAGGAACGGCATTGCCTGGAGCAGGGATCCATAAAGCAGCGCCTGGGGGGCGTACTGCGTGAACCAGTTGGACTGGTTTGCTGAGTCAAGAGGCTGCACGCGCTCGTAGTACAGCACCTCGTAGTTGTATGCGACATCGGGCGTCGGGCCAACAAGCCAATGCTCGTAGTCGTAGTCGCAGAAGAACTTTGGCGGCGCCTTTTCAGCGGGATCGGGCCAATACTCGCGGATGTACTCGTAGCTGCGCAGCAGCACAGGCTGGCGCTTGCCGGCCACGGTGACGTTCATGGAGACAGTTTTGCGCCAGCGAGCCGGCTTTGCGATCACGTTATCTCCCAGCACCATCTGGCTGGTGACCACTTGGATGTTGCCCAAGAACTTCAGATCGGCGGCAATGATCTGTTCCGCCAGCATGATGAACTGGGGGATCTTGTCCAGGGTGGCTTGGTCGGTACGCTCCAGATAGGTCTGGATGTCGTTGACCAAACTGCTGTACGTCATGACTGCGGCTACGGTCATCACCACACCTTCTTCTTGATGGAGTCGGGCTGCGGGACAAATTGTTTGCCCTGGCGCATGCCCTCTCTCTTGGCTCGCGTTGTTGCCGCGTATTCAGAAGGTGTTAACTTCTCTCGTGCCTTTTTGGGCAGATACCGCTCGCCGGTTGCTTGGGAACCCTGTGTGGACGGCTTTCCAGACTTCGTGCCCCAGTCCTCTTTCGTCCACTGCGAAAGCGAATTATCCGCCTTCTTGGGGCCTTTGTAACCCCCCCCTGACGATTTGTACTTCTGCGTGGCAAGCTGGGCCTTCCTGGCGCTCCATTGCCCAGGAGATCCACCTTTCCCGCTGGCCTTGACCTGGGAGACGATCCTCTTCCACTTTGAGGGGTCAGTTTTGACTGCGGAACTCATAATTAAGCCATGCCGATGCAGTCTGCTTCCGTGGAGTCCAGCCTGCGCATCCAGCCCTTGCCGAAGGTGGCAAATGTGTGCAGGCTCTTGTAGTGAGCCTCGCGCAGGTCGCAGAACTTTTTGATGATCTCTTTTGGATCATGCGATGCAACAGCTTTCAAAGTGCCGGGACCGATCTGGCCGTCCACCGTAGCCCCTACCGCCTGCTGTAAAAACCGAGCAGCCCGGCCAGGGCCAGCATTAACGGCGCAGTCAACCACGCACAGATCAACACCAGCAGGAAGATCATCGCCGCGAATAGCATCCCAGTACCTCTTTTTGTACAGCGGAGAAACCATCTCAGGGGTGAGCGAGCGCATGTCGGCCTCAGTGGCCGGTTTGCCTGACCATTCTTCCCAAACACGTTTTGTCACCCCCAGATTGGTCATCCCTCCAGGATCGTCAGGATGATTGACGTATCCACCCTCCCAATGAAGGATGTGCTTGAGCGCCTCGTCCCAGTTTTCTTTCATGTCATTTCCCCGTGTTTTTTGTGAGCAGATCCGTCTTGGCTTGTGACCCAGCAGACGACCCAAAATAATAAGCAATGATGCCCGTCCAAGCGGTGCCCAAGCTGCCCAGCATCATCAAGATGGCCGGGTTGCTGCTGTCGATTTGATTAAAAAACATCATAACCATGATGCCAAAGAATCCCAAAGTCACGGCGCCGGCCAGAATTGGCGGCATCATCGAACGGGTCGTGGCCTGCATTTCACGCGCACTCTTGCGGTCCTCAACAGCCAACTTCTCAAAGTTCAGCCCCAGTTCCTGCGCTTGTTTTGCAAGCTCAATCTCAGCCATCTTAAGCTGCGCCACTTGATCGGCGTTGAGCTTGTTGCTGGAGATCATGTCTTGGACTTTGTCTTCGTCCACGCCAACGGCTTTGGAGATGGCCGACACAGCCATACCGGCAAGAGGACCACCCAAAGCGGTGGCAATCGTTGGTGCAATCTGCTTGAGCCAGTCCATATCAGCCACCTCTCTTGGTCAACATTGCGCTGGCAATCTCCAGCATGAATTTTGTCTGCTCTAGGTTTGCCGGCTGCGCTGCCCAGCCAACTGTAACCTGCCCCACGAAACGATGCGAGTCCGGCGGGACGCTTACCCGGCAGGTGTACGTCACGCCCTTCTCAAGATACCAAAGACCTACCTCTGATTGAGCATAGCGGTACTCGCCACAAGGAATCTCGTTGGTCATCAGCTTGACCACATCCGCGTTGTTCGATGAGTTGTGCGTGAACAGGCCAACGTCAATATCCTCAATTGTCTTGTCTCGCCCATCTTTGGTGTAGGCTCTGTAGAGCGTCCGAGAGTTGAACAGCGGGTTGACTTTGAAGACCGCCACCACCGTTGCACCAGTTTGCTTGAACAGCATGGTCGCCGCATCATCGGCTCGCTCTGTTCGTATCTCAGGCAGTTTCTGCGACTCCTTGTATGCCTCTCGGATGAAATCCTGACTCTCATACAGCGCATATCCCGCAAACGCAATCACCGCCATCAGGATCACCGCGAACAGCTTGAACGGTGAGTCCACATACCCCAGAATTTTGTCGAGGGTTGTGTTGGCGTTGAGCTTCTCGGTCATATATGCCGCTGCCCCATCTCAACTATGAAGTAAACGGTCAGGCCGAGAACAAATACTGACGTAAGGACGGCGATCGTGATCAAAATGATGTCGTCGATCTCGGACTGCCTGCGCTTTGCTTCTGCCTTGCGTTTACCTTCGGCGCGGGCTGCGTCAGCCTCCATCTGCTTGGCCCTGGCTGTGATTCTCATCCAGACTTCCATCTTGTTGGATTGGAAAAAGAGCATCTTCACCTGCTCCTCAAACTCCCGAGCCTGCTCCAGAGCAAGCTCAAGCTCCAACGCTTTGCCAAGTGCCGACCCCTTAAACCCGCCCGTCTTGGCCTTCTCTACAACCTCAATTGCCTGCGCTTTGGCGTCAAAATACTGACCCAGAACTGGCCCCAAAGACTGCACATCCTGAACAGTCTTGACCGCCTTCTTGACGAGGTTGACTGCTGACGATACAGCAGCAAGCGCGGTTATGGGGTCGATCATTTTATTAACTCAAAAGCCACCCCGGCAATCACACAGGGCAGAGCCGTTGCAATAGCATCCCAAACGTCAGGCTGACCATCCTTGCGATACCACTGTTGGAACTCGTAGAAGGCCCCAAAAACGATTCCACCGACTGCAATGGCCAACCCCAAGGGAAGGAAGTGGATCGCGCCCAAAACGGCCGCAGAACCCACTCCCATAGCCAAATGTTGCAGCTTGTCCTTTGGGATCATTTTGTGATCCAGATCGCAGCGAAGATCGTCCCGGCCATTGACACAAGCATGATGCCAGCGGTCTTTATCATGATGGCCTCAATGCGTTTGAGTCGAGCGTTGATCTGCTCGTATCGAAGAGCGCAAACCTCCTCATGCGTTGATAGCCGTGCATCTGTTGCGTCAATGGTGGTCATGATCAATCCGTCAGTCCTGCGGGTTCACCGGATGCGTCCAAGGACTGCTTGAGCATTTTCAAAAATGCGTCCTTGCCCACTCTGAGTTGGTCAAATTGAAACTGGCAAGATGCAATCTTTCGGTCGAGGTCAATGCAGTGATCGAGCATCACCTTTTGCTCCTGCGTGAAGTCGTCCAAGCTGTACTCTTTGCCGTCGATGCTGACAGTCTGGGGTTCTTTGGTATTGCCCATTCTGCTTCTCCTTCAAATGCCACCGTCAAGGGCCGGTGGCTTGCCCTTATGCAGTCCAGGGCAAGGGAGGCGTAACCACAGGTGGATTGATCTGGTTGTCGATCTGCTGCTGCACAGCGGCTTCTGTGACTGCTTGATCCACGCCGTTGGCCCAAATCCAGCCAAGCACAGTTTGCTCTGTGAGCGACGAATACGGGATGAAATTTCCGCTGTCAACAACAGGCAGAGAACATGTGGAGTACACGCTTGCGTTGTAGGTTCCGTCTGTGCCGTTACAGGCCCAGTGAACCGTCACAACGTAGTCTGCGCCCTCTGGGGTTTGAGGAATGCAGTCGAGGGCAGAAATTACCCAGGTGATAGTAGTCATGGTTTAGGCTCCTTTGAGTGCGGCCAATTCGGCCTTGGTTGCGTCGAGATCGGCTTTGAGTTCTTGGATGGCTTTAACTAAACGCGCTTCTGTTTTGCTCCATCCAGTAATTGTTTTCATACCGTCATGGCGTTCACCAACGGCATCAGGGTAAATAGACTCCATCTCTTGAGCAATGAACCCTGTTTGATGACCTCCACCTTCTGACTCAATGTAGTCAAACTCAACAGGGCGCAGGGCCATGACATTAGCAAGTTGTGGCGGCAAATCAACAATATTTTCCTTTAGTCGAGCATCAGACCATGAACCAAATGCGGCAGCATTTGCACCGTTGGCATTGATCTGACCGCTGGCAGTACCGTTGTTGTTGATGGAAAATCTTTGAAATACCTGAGAAGTTGTACTGTCGTTATCAAACTTTGTAACCAACAATGCTGCGCTTCCAATATCTCCAGATGTACGACTTCCAGCAACAACACCGGGAGTTGAATTTGATCGCGCAACGCCTTCAACAGAACCGTCACCGTTTGATGAAGTCGATCCGACAATCAATCTACCACTGGAGTCGATACGGGCGCGTTCGGAGCCAGCCGAGGCAAAAAGCATGGCATCAACATTATGATTATATTGAATATAACCACGAAAAGAACCAGCCCCAGTTCCTGCCGTATCGCCAAAGAATAAGTTCCCAGTTCCCGTTGTTGTGGAGGCAATTTGAATATACGAGTCTGCCGTTGTTCCAGCCGTCCCTACAGTAAGTTGGTAAGAAGGACTTGTCGTCCCAATACCCAGGTTGCCGGAGGAGTCGAGGCGCATCTTTTCGCCATTAGCTTGAAACAGCAGTGTGTTTGTTAATCCGCCTACCCCAGTTGACCC